TTGGTAGTACAGTCGGACAAGAAACAACACCGCCAGAAGGTAGCTACGGATATAAAATACAACGCTGTGGGCATAGCCAACAAAAACACGTTTGGAACGGAGAAGAACTAACAATAGGAAATGTATATTATTTTGATTTAGTACACGATGGACACGATGGGTGCTATACTGTTTTGAACAGAGATGATGAAACAAGTGGCTTTGAATGGCAAAGCGTTACTGCTTATGATGATTGTACAACTTGTGAAAATGCTAATTAAAAATGCAAAATTAATTTTTAACCCTTATATATTAATATGAACACGAACGATATGATCGAGAAAATCAAAGACGTTCTTAATTTGTCCGAAGAGGTCAAGTTGGAACAACAGACTTTAGAAAACGGTGCTGTTTTGGAAGCAGAAGCTTTTGAAGCTGGCAAAGAAGTATTTATTGTTACCGAAGATGAAAAGGTAGCAGTACCAATCGGTGAGTATGAACTTGAAGATGGTAAAATACTTGTAGTAGCAGAAGAAGGTCTTATTGCTGAAATCAAAGAAGCTGGAGAAGAAGCTCCAGAAGAAGAAGTTGAAGCAAAAGAAGATGTAGTCCTGGAAGAAGAAAAGGAAGAAATGGGATACGCTACTAAAGAGGAACTTGCAGAAGTAAAAGAAATGATTGAAGAAATCAAAGCGATGCTAGAGCCAAAAGAAGAGATGAGTGCTGATGAGCTTGGAAATCTAATGACAGAGGAACTTGCGAAGCATGAAAAAGTTGAGTTGAGTGAATCCGCAGAGGATTTAGAAGCTGAACTTAATGAGCCAGCAGCCGAGCCAATCAAAGCAAATCCAGAAGCTAAAGAAAACAAAACAAATTTCAAGTTTGCATCAAAAAGAAAAATGAGCACACTTGACAGAGTAATGAGTAAAATTATAAACAACTAAAACTAAAATAAAATGCCAAATCCAACAATTACTGGTTCTTCATACGCTGGAGAATTTGCTGGGAAGTATCTAGGTGCTGCCCTTTTATCTGCTTCAACATTAGATGCTGGAGCTGTATCAATCTTGCCAAACGTAAAGTTTAAAGCAGCAATGAAAGTGGGAGCTTTCGCTGACATTGTACGTTCTGCTGATTGTGATTTTGATTCAAGTACTTCAACTCTAACATTAACAGAGAAAGTATTAACACCAACTGAACTGCAAGTAAACTTACAAATCTGTAAGAAAGAATTACATTCAGATTGGGAAGCTGCTCAAATGGGCTTTTCTGCTTTTGATAGCTTACCTCCATTATTTTCTGACTATGTAATCTCAAGAGTTGCTGCTGAAGTTGCTCAAGCTACTGAAAACTCAATCTGGAGTGGTGCTGCTGGAGAAGGAACTTTTGATGGTTTCTCTACTTTATTAGCTGCGGATAACACTGTTGTAGATGTAACTGGAACAACAGTAACTTCTGGTAACGTAATCGAAGAGCTTGGAAAGATAGTAGATGCTGCTAACGCTGCTGTACTAGGAAAAGAAGATTTAACTCTTTACGTTTCTAACAACATCGCAAGAGCTTACATCAGAGCTTTAGGTGGTTTCGCTACTAACATCGGAGCAAATGGTGTTGATAATAAAGGAACTACTTGGTACAACGGAGGAGCTTTAACTTTCGAAGGTATCAATATCTTTGTAGCTCAAGGTCTTGGAGACAATAAGGCTGTACTTGCTCAAAAATCTAACTTATTCTTTGGTACTGGACTGTTAAATGACAGAAACGAAGTGAAGGTTATTGACATGAGCGACATAGACGGAAGTCAAAACGTAAGAGTTGTCATGAGATATACTGCTGGTGTTCAGACAGGAATCGGATCAGACATCGTATATTACGCTTAATAAATTAACTAATCAATATAAAGAGGGTGGGTAAAATTGCCTACCCTTTTTTATTATAAAACTTTAAAATTATGGCATGTGCAGTAACAAGCGGTCGTTCATTACCTTGTAAGAACAGCGTTGGCGGACTCAAGACTATTTACATTCTTGATTATGACCCAACGATTGCAGCTCTTTCTGATTCATCTGGAACAATTGATTTAACAACTGGAGGAGATTTCTTCAAGTTTGATATCAAAGGGAACAGTTCTTTAGAAACAGCAGTAAATAGTTCACGTGAGAATGGAACGACTTTTTATGAAACAACTTTAAATATTACTTTTACTTTCCTAGATGTAGCAACTCAAGAGCAAATCAAACTTTTGAATGCTGGTAGAGCTCACTATGTAGTAGAAGATTACAATGGAAATCAACTGTTAATCGGACATAAGAACGGTGCAGAGATTACTGGTGGTACAATCGTAAGCGGTGCAGCAATGGGTGACCTTTCTGGGTTTACTTTAGTTGCAACAGCTCAAGAAGTAGCTCCACCTTACTTTGTAACTAACTTACAAGAGGATGCAACACAGATTGATCCAGACGCATAAATCTATAGGGATTTAGGAAATTAAGGGTTATCTTTGCGGATAGCCCTTTTTTTATTACTTATCAATACAAAATATTTCTTTTTTGTTTATATATTAATATGAAGTTAATTGGAACAAATGGAAGTAAGTCTTTTAAGATAATTCCAAGAGAATACATTACTGGCAGCATCACTGTAAATTTATTGAGTGAAAGCACTGGTACAAACATAAGCATAACTCCAACAGCTTCAACTGATAGGAATTATTCTATATTTACAGCAGACTTCGGAACGCTAACAGAAGGAGATTTCTATACGTTAGAAGTAAAAAACGGAAGCTCTGTTATATATAAAGACAGAGTATTTTGCACAGACCAAACAATTAATCAATCCAACAATGACTATTACTCTGTAAATAATGGAGAGTATGTCCAGGAGGATAGTTATGACAACGATTACATAATATTATGAACGATTTAAGAGTAGTTAATTTAAGCACTTATACAAGTCCAGAGATTGTTGAGAAATCAAACAAAGACTGGGTTGCGTATGGTAGCGACAATAATTATTTCCAGTATCTTATAGACAGATACAATGGAAGCCCAACTAACAATGCCATTATCAACGGAGTATCTGAAATGATATACGGAAAGGGATTGGATGCTTTAGATTCAAATAAAAAGCCAGAGCAGTATGCAAAGATGATCACTTTATTCCATAAAGATTGTGTTCGTAAATTATGCTACGATTTAAAGCTTATGGGACAGTGCTCCATGCAAGTAATATACTCAAAGGACAGAAAAACTGTTGCAAGAGTAGAGCATATTCCTGTTGAGAATTTAAGAGCAGAGAAGTGCAATGAGGATGGAGATATCGAAGCTTACTATTATTCAGATGATTGGAGCAAGGTTAAGAAAGTAGAGGATTGCACAAGAATACCAGCTTTTGGCTATTCAAAGGAAGCAATTGAGATAGTATATGTGAAGCCTTACAGAGCTGGATACAAATACTATTCTTCTCCAGATTATCAAGGTGGACTTCAATACGCAGAGCTTGAGGAGGAAATAAGCAACTATCACTTAAACAACATACTTAACGGATTAGCTCCTAGCATGTTAATTAACTTTAACAACGGAACTCCGAATGCAGAAGAGCGACAAATGTTAGAAAACCGTATTTATTCTAAATTTTCTGGCAGCTCTAACGCTGGTAAGTTTATCCTAGCTTTCAACGATAATCCAGAAAGTGCAGCTACAATAGAGCCAATTCAATTAAGTGATGCTCACAATCAGTATCAATTTTTATCAGACGAGAGTGGCAAAAAAATCATGGTAGCACACAGAGTAGTATCACCTATGCTTCTAGGAATTAAGGACAGCAGTGGACTTGGAAACAATGCAGAAGAACTAAAGACTGCTTCAACGTTAATGGACAATACGGTTATTAGACCATTTCAGACACTTTTAATAGATGCCTTTGATTCTATACTAGCTTACAACAATATAGCTCTTAAATTATACTTTAAAACGCTACAACCACTTGAGTTTACTGACTTGGAGAACGTAGTTGATAAGGAAACAAGAGAAGAGGAAACTGGAGTTAAATTAAGCGTTGAATTTCCTAAAGAGATTGAGAGTGATATTGCAAATTCTTTGATTGAGCTTGGACAAGATGAAGAGGAGCTTTTAAAAGACTTTGAGGTTATTGATGAGCGTGAAGTTAGTTATGATCATGAAGAAGAGCTTGATGAGGTTATAACAGACCTTAATCAACCGAAGGAGAAGAGTTTGCTTTCGAAGATTTGGGAGTTTGTAAGCACTGGGAGTGCAAAGCCATATAAAGAAAGTGATCAAGATGGAAAAAGTAAGCAATCAACAGAAGAAGGCAATGAATTTCTTGTAAGATACATGTATTCTCCACAAACTGTTAAAGCAACATCAAGAGAGTTCTGCAAAAAAATGGTAGCAGCAAAAAAGGTTTACAGAAAAGAGGACATAATTTCAATGGATACTAAAGTTGTAAATGCTGGCTTTGGAAAAGGTGGAAGTGACACTTATAGTATATGGCTTTATAAAGGCGGTGCTCGATGTAACCACAAATGGTTTAGAAAGACTTACGTAAGAAAAGATGGAGCTAAAGGACTTGGGGATGCAATAAGCACAACAGAAGCCAGAAAAAGAGGTTTCAAACCAGAAGCAAACGCGCAAGAAGTTCCAGTTGCTCCAAAAGACATGAAGTATAAAGGATATACAGCAGAGTATTGGAATAAAATGAAATTTAGAAACTAATGGCAACAGCACTATTTATAAGCAGAACAGATCTTGTTAAGAACAGTATCATTGATGGAAATACTGACACAGATCGCTTCATACAATTTATTAAAGTAGCACAGCAAGTTGAGGTGCAGAATCTTCTTGGAACTGATTTATACAACAAGATTAGTGCTGATATCATTGCAGATAATTTAACAGGAGATTATTTAAATTTAGTAAACAACTATGTACAGCCAACATTGATATGGTTTGCTCAAATGACATACATTCCATTTGCTGCTTATCAAATAAAAAGCGGAGGAGTGTTTAAGCATTCAAGCGAAACAGCTCAAAACGTAGATAAGAATGAGGTGGATTATTTAGTTTCAAAAGCTAGAGAATACGCAAACTACTATTCAACTCGCATGGTGGATTATTTATGCTTTAATGATAATCTATTTCCAGAATACAATACAAACACAAATGAAGACATCAGTCCAGATACTGATACAACGTTTAATGGGTGGGTTTTATGAGATATAAGGTAAAGAAAACAAACCTTACGAAGCTTCAAAAATATATTGAAGTAATAAAAAAAAGTAAGATCAACATGAAAAATAAAAATCATGACAAATCCTAAACTAGCATTAATACCAAGCGGATATAAAGGGGGGACTATTCCTACTGTTTACTCTATTTTACCAAGTGATGGTAGTGGAGATTTTACTTTTGATAGGGCTAATGGTTATGCCTCAAGAGTGCGTAAGGATGGTCTTATTGAAGAAGTTACTGATGATGTGCCAAGATTAGATTGGTCTGATGGAAACTGTCCATCGCTTTTACTTGAACCACAACGGACAAATTTATTAAAGTATTCAGAAGATTATTCTCAAAGCGAATGGAGTAAGATACGCTCAACAATAAGCACAAACCAAAGTATTGCACCAAATGGAACTTTTACTGCTGATAAAATAATTGCTTCAACAGATAATAATACTCACAGATGCGACCAAGCTATAACATTAACAGACGGAACAACATATAGTTTAAGTTTTTTTGTTAAGTCAAGTGAATATAATTGTATAAGAGCATCAATAGGGCAAAGTGGCTTAACTTTTGGAAATGTTGCAAGTTTTAATTTAAACACTAAAACTGTAAGTACAACAGGCACAATTGAAAATGCTGAAATTTTAGATTTTGGAAATGGTTGGTTTAGATGTATTTCAACAATGCAAGCAGGCGCGGATGATAGAGTTGTAATTGGTATCGGTATTGATGACAGTTATTCTTTTGCAGGCGATAATTCAAGCGGTTTATTTATGTGGGGTGCTATGATTGAAGAAGCAAGTTATACTTCAAGCTATATAAAAACAGAGGGAGAAGTAGGTGGTGTAACAAGATTAAAAGACGAATGTTTTAACGGTGGTGATGCTGATTTATTTAATATCACAGAAGGAACGTTTTTTGTAGATAGCTATGTTTATAATAGTGGAAATTTTACTATAATAAATTTAAGTGATGGGAGTGCTAGCAATAGACTTGCGCTTATATTTCAAAATTATGGCACACAAGTTAGGGTTTTATCAAGTGGTGGAGTAGATAGTTATTTAAACTTGAATTTTGACCAAAGAAATAAAATAGCAGTTACTTTTAAAGAAAATGAATACAAGTTTTTTATTAATGGTGCTTTAGTCGGTAGTGATACAAGTGCTACTGTTCCAAGTGGAATGGATAGACTTAACTTTAGCAACAATACAAATGTTTTAAATCATTTCGAGGGCAAAGTATACGATACAAGAGTTTACGATAGAGTATTAACAGAAGAAGAAGCAATAGAATTAACAACACTATAAATGGCACAAGAGATATATCACAGAAGCGAATGGGGAAACCCTAACGAACAATGGGGAAACGTTTACTTAAACGCTGACTTAACAAATGAGTTATATAAAAGAGCAAGTGAGTACGAGAACAGTTGGGTAACAGACCAGCTCTTAAACGGAGTAGGCACAAAGCCAAGTATTATAATGACACCTACTGCCTATGAAGATGGCAAATTGAATAGTGTTAAACCAGCTAAAACTTTTGGTAGTGAATTAGTTACTAATGGAACGTTTGATACTGATAGTGATTGGACTAAAGGAACTGGCTGGAGTATTGCTAGTGGTAAGGCGGTTGCTGTGTTAGCAAATACTACATTTCTACAACAAAATCAAGATACTATTGCTGACAAAACATATAAAGTAGTTTATACAGTAAGTGATTATCAGAATGGTAACGTAAGGTTTCAATTTAGCGGTGGTGGTAATACTATCGGAACAACTGTAAATGCAAATGGTACATATACAGAGTATATAAAATCTACATTAAATCACACGATTTATAGGTTTAAAGGTGCAAGTGTTGATGGTGGATTTACTGGCTCAATAGACAACGTTTCAGTAAAAGAAGTAATAGACGCAGACTTTGACTTTACAAGAGGTTCAAGTGCCACAAGAGTAAACGAAAAAGGGCTTATTGAAGACGTAGCAAGTGGATTACCAAGAATAAATTACAAAAACTTTGATTATGAGAATGGAGAAGTAGTACCTTATAGCGGAGAGGGTAGTCTTTTACTTGAACCGCAGTCTACTAACTATGTATTAAAATCAGATGATATTTTAAGTACATATCAAAGCCAAAATGGTAATGTTTCTGATGCAAATAACCCTATAAATTCATTTAATAATTCAATACAAATTGAATATGATGCAAGTAATAGCTCTTTAGTATATAAAAGAGATTTTAATCCAACAATAGGAACTAAATACACTATATCTTGTTTTGTACAAATGAATGATAATTCAGAACCACTACAAACTGTTGATGCTAATAGTGGGGATTTTTCTTTAATTAATAATAACACTACTGTTAATGCAAGTGATATAAAAACAGAAAGAATAGGTTCTACAAATGTTTATAAAGTTTCAGCTACAAAAACTGCAACAGATACAAATAATAGATTTGGTATTGTTAAATATTCAACACAATCATCAAAAGGTTTTAAAGTATCAGGATTTCAATTAGAACAAAATTCATTTGCCACTTCGTACATACCAACAGAAGGCTCAATAAAAACTCGTTTAGCAGATATTTGCAACAATGCTGGTTCAAGCGATTTAATAAACTCAACAGAGGGGGTTTTATATGCGGAGGTAAGTGCTTTGGCTAACGATGGTACTAATAGAGCGATAGCAATTAGTGATGGCACAACTTCAAATGTAGTTAGATTTTATTATAGTACAACAGATAATA